TTTTTTTGAGTGTTCGGTCATGATGAAACCATTGACAGCAAAATCCTATTCTTTTGACCATACTATTAGTATATGCGATATTTTGACTGCAGTCAATGTGAATTCAATGGCTATTTCCAATGGGTTTGACACCAAGGATCCACGCATTCTCTAGGATTGGGATCACCGTGAAACACAGCCACAGCAGTGTCTGATTTAATTTTGGGCTCACCAGGTGATGTGAAGTTTTTGAAACCTGTCTTCTGTCTCACCAATTTGGGATTGCCACGCATCTCCCACTTGTAGGATTGTATCCATTCATCAGGCCAGAACTGATAGTGTTTTTTGACCTGATCAAACAACCAGTCTTGATCTCCATGAAATCTCTTGCTGATGGTGTGTGGATCTTTGATAAAATTGTTGTAAATCTGTGGGTGTTGTCCTGTGCTCCAACGCACCACTGAACTGTTCATCTTCTGCCAGTTGGGTTGAAAACATCTGTTGAAGTCTCTGCACACACAAAATTCTCCAGGCTTGTGGGTGAACAATTTGTCTATGTTTTTAAAAATAATCACATCCAAATCAATGAACAGCATGGTGCCTTGTATGGGCAAGTGGGGATTGAACAGCATGGTTTTGTACCACCATCCTTTGAGAACAACTGCAGGCAGTGGCAATATTCTGATGTCTGGATCTATGCCTTTGGGATCTTCAGTGAAACACACAAATTCATGTGCCACTGTGAGATTGCGTTGTGTCATTTTTTTTAACACATTCACATATTCAGCACTGTATTTGTTGCCGTGTTTGAGACACAACACATAATTGTTAGACATGGTCAGGAGTATTTATTGTGCTTGATATATGGCCGAATTCCCTGCGTGTTCAAACACTTCCACTGAATGCAATTTGACTCCTTGACCCACAGGATACCTGCAATCAAATCCTTTACCGTTGGGCAACTTGTAAGTCTTGCCTGACTGAAAAGTTTTCAATATCTTGTTCATCTCATTGTAAACCAACTCGCTGAATTTTTCACAGCCCACTGCTGGCACTATGCGTAGATCACAGATGCCGCCCACTGAATTTAATCCCAATGCTGCCAATGCTTTAAATTTGTCTAGGTGTGGATCATTTTCAGCCACCACCAATGTGTGATCAAACATGTGTTCACTCCATTCTTTGAATGCTTTCAATCCACCAAAGTCCATGACCCAATTGCGATCATCCAGAGTCTCTGATTCAAAAATTAATTTAATACCTATGCTGTAACCATGCAGCAAAGAACAGTGTGAATGAGTGCTCTGCCACTGTCTAAAACAACAACTCAAACCTCGGTCGTTGCCGTATGTTTTTGTACTGTAATATTTTACCATATTATCTCCTATTGTTTAATATGGTAGAAGAATTTTTAAAGAGGGATTATACCAAGTCCTCTATGTGTAATTGTCATAAATTACAAACATCATATATTATTACATTATTGCCGCAGCATTGTCAAGCTCTGATATTCTAAATTGGTATGATGCCATTCAGTGGGTTCGACGAAAGATTCTGTCACATGCATCACAAATTTTATTTTTGGATGCAATTCAAACAACTGGTGCAACTGATGTATCCAATATCTAGGATCCACTGCTCTTTCATGCGATTTTTTATAACCCACACTGTCTTTGTACACATTATTGATTCTCTCTCCGGTGCCATATAGATCAAATCCCAACAGGTGGATGGTTTCATCGGAATGAATAAGTTTTATGGCCAACAGCACAGCATAAGGACCACTGCCCCAATGAATGGGTTGATCCTGTCTCAGTTTGCTCTCATAAGGCAAATCTGGCACACAACTCAATCTTGAATCCATACTGATATATTCAGCTCTGGTGTGTATTTTGGTAAGGTCTGGATTAGTTTCATGCAGAGCTTCCAACACCATCTTGCGATCACAACAAACTAGATGATCCATTTGCCAATCTCTAAACACAGCATTGCAGCCTATCTTGGTTTGATTAATTTTGTCGAGGTTTATGTGCTTTCGACTTTCACCGTTGCCTATTACAAACATGTCTATATTTATTAAATACACATATATGTCTATGAAATCACACATCAAGCTCTGGACCAAACATCTCAGCATGGTTCAATCAGAATTGGGAGGGTTGGCAGTGTGTCCTTATGCTGTCCGTGCCCGATATAAGATCCTAGACAGAGTACGCAAAAAGATTAGATTTGAAAAAGACCAAACACTGTTGGAAACCTTGGACGTGCTGTTGTATCTCAAAGAATTTCGCATGAAAAAGAAAGACATGTATGAGTTATGCGATCAATTGAATGATACTCATAAGGAATATGTATTCCTAGCTGATCATTGGGATGAAGAAACTCAAATTAAAAACGTGAGAACCAACAACGGTTTGTACAATCTTATACTGTGTCAAAAAAGATCCAAATTAGAGTCTGCTAGAAAATTCTTGCGATCAAAGAATTATTACAAATATTGGAATAAGAAATATCTCAAAGATGTGATGAGTACTTAGATTAATTGGCTATTGCGCCGAATGATTTCCACTGTCCTGGAGTGCCGGTCAACACACACACCCAACCTATTACGTTGCCTGGAGTTGGTGCACTGTTCCATACCACATCACCCTGAGTGTAAGATCCTGCTAAAGGCTCACTGTTGCCAATTTCAAATTTTTTGTTTTGGAATTTTACTGCTCCTGAAGTGCTGAGACTCACATCTGATTCCACACTGGTAACACCAATACCCACTCTGCCGTACATATTAATTTTAGTTTCAGTGTTGCCTTTCAATCCCAAAGTGATATGGCCATTGGCTGTGATTGAAATTCTATCTGTGTTGTCAGTTTTAATATTAAGACCACTGTTGGTATGAGTGCCTATGTCTGCTGCAGACACACCTGGTTGCACAATAAATTCCACAGTGTTGCTGGCCACTGATAATGTGGCATTGGGAGTTTCTGTGCCCACGCCCAGTCTGTTCATGCCCGAATCAAAAATAACAAATTGACTCACGTTTAAATTGCCTGACACCACCAGATTATTCAATGTGCCCACCTGACGTAGATTGCTCTTGGTCACGGTTTTGCCCAACTCATTGGCACTCAATACTGATGTGTTGTCAATGCTGTAATGATTCTCTGGTTTTAAATCTATGTTGACGTTGCTCCAAATTCTGTCTGGAGTGGCCTGCAGCACTAGATATTTGGTTTGTCCAACTCCGGTCCACTGTAGTCCTTTGCCGTAGATACCATTGTCAGCAGTGCCCATGAACTCAATGGGTTTCTCTTGAATATGCTTGTTGTTGATGGCATCTGCTGCAGATTGTGCCAACTGTTTTAAACCAGTGGTAAAATCGTCTGCTCCTTTATTAACTGATGCTATATTGCGTTCAATGGATTTTGACATACACTACTATTTATATCTAAACTTTTAATAATACGGTGTCCGAATTAATGCGTCCTGAGAGGGCAATTTCCATGCTGTTGATCTCTGTGAAAAAGGTCTTGGATTTAACTGGGCCACACTTCATAAATTCATTCAGTTGCAGTTCAGGCTTTCTAAGGGTCTTTTGTATGCTTTTTTCTGGGTTAAATCCTTGTATGCTGGCACCTTTCACACTCAATCCTGTGCCCTCTCTGTTGAGTCCTCTGGGATCCAACACACTGGCCACATATATGCCTAATTTTCTAGTTTTTGTATTGAACACCCATACCTGTTCGGCTGTGATAATATCTTTGGGATCAATGCTTTTTAAATTGTACTTGGTGTCTTCCACACAATATTGTAATTTGGATACCATTTTTTCTTTGCTGATGAGTTTCTTCTTGCGTGGTTTACGATTGGCATTGGCAATATCTATCATATAATCGCAGGCTTTGAATATGTTATCATGAGCTTTGATACCTTTTTCTATCACTTCATTGCTGACGTCTTCGTATGATTCCAACAGTTGTCTTTCTTCAGAATCACCTTCTCCTTCTTCGTCAATCTCTTTAAATTTTAAATTCTTTTTTCTCAGTTCCAATAGATCCTTGTATTCTTTGTATTGAGTTTCGTACATTTCTATAATCTTACGGGCATGCACGCCACCCACTTTTTCTTTTTTGAAATGTTCTATCAGTTGGAATGTTTCAGGATTAAATCTATCAGGCATGGTAATCAATCGATCCAACCAGTCTTCCACTGGCACAACTATTTCACGCACTCTCTCTGCGATTCTATCCTGTATGCTGGGACGATATTTTTCTGCGGTATCATTCATGCTATAACAGCTATATAGCCATTTGAACATAAAATCAACCTATTTAGGTAAATTGTCTTGATCTTGAAGATTTTTTTCTTTGTGTTTGAGTATGTCTTGCCACAGTGTGATGGTGGCTGCATTTAATTTTTTGCACTCTTCCAGTATGATAAAAAGTCTTTGGGAATACCATCTTTCACTCAGATACCAACCGATTAAAGCACCCAACATCAGCAATAATACTATGCCCATCAGCAGTGTGATATCAGTATTCATCGTTTCTCCTGCAGTATCTGCTTGGGTGTCTTAGACCCTGGTGTTAATTTACTCAATCTACAACTGAATAATTTTTTAGGTCCTTTGTTGGTATAAATCACTGGTTGACCATGATCGTCCATTTGTATATCTGTAATTTTAGCCACCACATTACGGAATCTACCCACTTCCACTGTGTCGCCCACTGATATTTCTATTGTGTATTTTTTCATTCGTGCTCTCCACCCTGTGCTCTACCATTGTAGCCGTCAATTCTTTGATTTAATTTTTTTCTTGTGAAGATTATGCCACCTATCACCAAAGCATGTGCAATCACACTGGTGGTCACAGTGATTCCAAATGCAATAAACTCTGCCACAATCAATGCAAATATAAAAGCCCACATGGTGGCAAGCACCATCAGTATTTGAAATCTAGTAACCTTAGGCAATGAACTATTAAAAGCAGTGTCTGCGTCAAATATTTCTGGTAATATGTGTTTGAATATATTTTTCATTTGAATAATTTTTTAAATTTATCTATGCTGTTGCTCAACGGAGCATACACCTGTTCAATGAATGATATGTGTTTGCTTAATTTGGTATTCAAAGCATCCACCTTGTCATTCAATTGTTTCATCTCACTCAAGAACAGTTTCTTGTTTTCCATCATTGCTTTTTTAATGATCTCCAGTTCACTCACAGTTTTTCTCCTTTGTCAAACCCTCTGAACTTCATAAATCTTGGAAAACGCAGGGAATACTCATCCACAGCATCTTGATTTTGTGTCACAGCATCTGCTCTCACTTCAATCACTTGTCCAATCAGTGAATCTTTGTCTTTCCAAAAAGTCTCACGATCTTCATCTGTTAATCCTGAGCCTACATTACTTTTGATCAATTTGTTATCATCCATGCCTTCCACAATGAAGGCTCCCAATTTGCCCACATTCTTACCTGTGCCTTCTTCCACATCTTTTATTGTGAGGCTCACTTCAATAAATGGTTTTAGTTTTAACCAAGCATGACTTCTTTTGCATTCATAGCCTGCTGACAAGTCCTTGATCATAATGCCTTCATATCCACCTTCTACTGCCCTCTTATTAACCTCTGTGTAAGTCTTTTGTCCTTCTGCTGTGTCCAAGTCCACAATCTCATGAGCCAACACTGTAACGGCGTTTAAATCGCTCTTGTGTTGATCATACCAAGCCTTCAGCATGATGGTTCTATCTGTTTGTTTCTTATTCCAACTACCTTCCATAAAATCGGACAATGGTAAGAAATCAAACAAGTGCAACACAGCATCCAAAGCACCCACTGATTCTTTACGGTGTACCTGCTTCATTAAATCCTGAAAATTTTCACTCATCACTTCACCATCCAATACCACAGGATAGGGAGGAGGTGATTTTTTAACCACTTGTGATATCTGATCTGCTATGTGTCCAAAGTTGGTAAACTCTTTGCCATTACGGCTGAACATGTCCACTTTGCCATCTGGATACACAATAGTGATCACTCTCACACCATCCAATTTAACTTCCAACATTTTCTTACCCACCAACTTCTTTTCGTGGTTGGCGCTGTCATGTGCTAATTGGCAAGTGAACACTGGCACTTCATATTGCTTAAATTTGTTCTTAGTGGCCACACTGTTTACAGTTTTTTCACTCACTCCACATCTTAGGTCTTTGATTAATATTCTTCTGTAAAAACCATTCCATTGTTCTGCTGTGGCTGTGCCCATCACAAGATTAATGGCATCACGAGCCGCATGACCTGTGAGCTCTCTACGATGTAATTGTTCTGCTAATTTTTTAAATATCTTCCATTCGCATCCTTGAGCAGATATTACAGTGTCTTTTTCAGGCACTTGCTTAACACCAAATGTGTACAGTTTGTCCAAACACATACGCACACCTTCAAAGAACTCATCCAATCCTTCCTGCATGGCTGACAACAGAATGGCTTCCTTGGCCAATCTGCTGTTGTCTGCTTCCAATTTAGCAATTACTTCTTGTGGTTGAGTTCTCATCTTACTACTATTATCTAGGTTTTAATATGGTATGCACAGCAGTTTCTGCCCAAGTGTCAGGAAATGCTTTGGCCAAATCTGCCACCTTCAGCACAGTTCTAAGACTGATCTCTCTCAGTCTGCGTTGATGTTCCACCACAAACTCCACTATCTGATTTTCAGTTTCTGGTGACAACTCATATTCTTTCAACATGCCATCAGTCACAATCTGTCTAATTCTCAATATTTTTTCTCTGATAGTATCTATTGTGAGATCAATATAGTGACTTCTAGACTCCAGTGCCTCCAAATGATCTCTTAGTTTTTTGCTCTTAACATTATCAAATTTAATATTGGTAATGAATATAGCAGATCCTTTGAATTCAAAACTGCTGGGCACACCTTCTTCTCTCAGTCTGTATGCTTCTGTGTTCCAACAAATTCTTCTAGATCTTTTGGAATCTAATGCTGCCTTCAATATGTTCAATGATAGGTCTTCCAACAATATACTATCGCAATCGTCAAACACCAATACATTGTCTTTTTCTTTGAAATGATACAATTTACAATACAAGCCCAAAGCACTCATAGCGCCTTTGACCACTTCATACTTGGGTTTACTCTCTCCCAATGTGGCTAGGATGTCGTGTTTTTGTAGCACAGCTTCCACACCAAATGACTTGCCCACTCCTGGAGGACCTGACACAATCATTGCTCTCACATCACCTTTTTTACAAGCCTTGGTCATGGCAGTTAATATGTCAAATCTTTTTCTTAATCTTTCCACCACTTGCTCATCTGATTCTTCTTTGGGAGTTTCTGGTGCGTTGTCTCTCAGTTGGGATTCTGAATCCACTGATACTCTAATCTCTTTATCTGAGGCTCCTGGAAATTCTTTGATGTCTTCCACCTTAACAGTGACAAAGCCACCTTCTTTGTGTGGATATGGATGATATGGTTTCACAAGTTCAAATACCTGATTTTCAATTTTTTTATTTCTGTAACTGCCTTCTAGAACGTAGATTTGCCTTTTCATATGTTTTGCCTATAGTTTGTTTGCCTAATATGTATATATTAACTTCTTTGAAGCAAAAAGTCAAAATATATTGGTGCCTTAAACCCATCTAAAAGGTCATATAAATCAATGACTTAAAATGGATTGTCTTAAAATAAAAAAGGCGACCCCTAAGAGCCGCCCTTTTTAAAACTAACAGAAGTAGAAATTAGTCTACTTGTACTAAACCTCTAGCAATGGCCTGATAACCAGCACCGATTACTTTTCTTGGGGCTTTTCCTGTTCTGTAAACTTTTGCACCAGTTTTTTTATTTGTGTTTAAAAATACTGGGAAGCCTTTGAATCTTAGGCTTTGAATTACAGCACCTGGATTTGCGGCACCGAATCTATTTTTGATCGCTGACGCTGTAAGAGCTTGACCAGCTTCTAAAGCAGCTTCCACTCTATCTTGGATACTTGTAGTTTTTCTCATTGAGAGTACTCCTTCTTTTTTTCTTGTTGTTGCATTATCAGAAACAAAGTTTCTAAATAATCTTGTTATTATATTACTAGATTTTTTGGTTCTAGTCAATGTATTTTTCATAGTTGGTCCTCCGTTTTTTAGTCTTTTTTAGATAGAATTTTATCTATCAATCCATACTCAAAGGATTCTTGGGCGTTCATGAATTTATCTCGTTCCATGTCAGCACTCAATTGCTCAAAGGTTTTGCCTTTGGAATTGTGATTAACATAGATCTGAGTGAGTTCCTTTTTAAGTTTAAGGATCTCTTGAGCATGAATTTGTATGTCTGTGGCCTGACCTTGAGTACCACCTGATGGTTGATGTATCATGTGTCTGGCATGTTTCAACATGTATCTGTGACCTGCTTCACCTGATTGTGACAATAGACTGCCCATAGAGCAAGCCTGACCAATCACATAGGTGTACACTGGAGATTTGATATATTGCATGGTATCGTAGATTGCCATGCCTGCTGTGACCAATCCTCCTGGTGAGTTGATATAAAAATGTATGGGTTTAGTATTTTCGCTTTCTAAAAATAACAGTTGACTCACTATAAGACTGGCACTCATGGGTGACACTTCTGTGTCCAACATCACCAATCTATCTTTGAGCAGTCGGCTATAAATGTCGTAGGAACGTTCGCCTCTGGCTTCTTGTTCAATCACTATGGGCACTAATGCTGGCATTTATTTTGGTCCTTTCGCTGTGAATTCTAAATTGGCCATGTTGCCCACATATTGATCATGCTTGGCATCATATCTCATTGTGAGCCTAATGAATCTATCCACGGCCACGTTTAAAAATTGTCTAGGTTTGAATTCTAATACCTCTGCCATCACTGTCTTGTCTGTGTCTGAGCAGTACACAGGAATTTTATCTGTATAAGTTGTTTGATTCATATGTGTATTATATACTCTTAATCTTTATTTGTAAAGTTAAATTTTTCGTAAAAAATGTAATAAAGAACATCAAAAATTATAAAATTATTAAAATAATGGATACTGTCCAATTGTCTATCCAAAATATACATGGGCATAAACACTGTGATAATCATCAGCATGATGCCATAATGTATCACTCGGTGTTCTGGCACCCGATACAGCAGCCAATCCATTTTGTGAATTATCTTAATTGATCTCTAAGTTTCTTAGCCCGTCTCCAATTGGCAATATTCTTCTTGCGTTCTTCACGTTTTCGCTCACTGGGTTTGGAATAAAATTCTTTGTCCCTGAGCAGTTGGAAAAAACCATCACGTTTTTGTTTTTTCTTAAGAATACGCAGAGCTTTCTCTACGTTGTTGTTTCTAACTTCTATTTTCATTCTATTATTATTAGTTTGTGTTAAATACTATCAAATATAGCACTATTTGGTGCCTAAGTCAACCTTAAGATAAGTATTGTATGTCCAAAAAGAGTTTAAGACAGATCAGAAGAATAGAAGCCAAAGCGGACAAGGAAATGTCTTATAAATCGTGGGCAAAAAGTAAATCTGTTGTGAAGAACGCATCAGACACACAAGTTTTACCAAAAGATGAAATAATCACCCTAGAACACCTGACAAATCCAAATCTTGATAAATAAGGTTTATTATCTACTTAAATTTAATCCAAACTTTTTAAAACAATTCTTCCAAGCATAGAAGCTATCATTGTGATTGGCGGTAGAATCTTCTTCCACAGTCATTTGATATAAATGAATCATTTCATGAGCCAATGTTTCAATATAGTCTCTCCAAGTGTCAAATCTGTGATGCATTTCAATCACGTATTTTATAGTGGGGTTATGATAGGGTATTTTCTTTTGATCCCATTCGCCTTTGCGTCCCAATACTCTGGCGTCCCAATTGGCCACACATTGTCCGAATAAGAGTTTTTTTTGACTTACTGTGATTTTGGGTCTTTTTAATTGAGATTCAAATATTTCTCGATTGATTATATTGAACCAAATCTTAGTTTGATTTTCAGTGGGTCTAAAATCTTTGACGTGGGCATGACGATGCAATGCATGTTTAATTCTATTAACATGAGCAAATGAACTCTTTTTTTTCATAGTAGCACACCAAATGTTTCAGCATTATTTAAGTATTCCCCACAAACAAAACATCATCAACATCATCATTATTGTTAAAACTGAATAAAAAAACTTGGTTAAACTGGGAGTTTTATTCTGTGTTTTAGACATACTGCTCCTGTGTCCAAGATTCTTTACTTAAATCACAGTGTTCAGCCCATCTAATGAATAACCCCAATTCTTTGCCATGTGCTTCAATCTCCCATGGGCGATCCCAATATTGCCACTTCGTTAAATCTATATGTTTCTTTTTCCATTGTACAATGTTGGAATGGTCAGTGTCGCTCATTTCTCCCACAGCATATTGTTTCAAATGTACCATTTCATGAGCAATGGATTCCATAATGCGTCTCTGTGGCACTGTGCTGTCCACAGTGATGGTAAATTCTCTAGGTTTATTTGTTCTGTCATCAAAGTCTATTTCAGCCAACATGCCATCTTCTTTGAGCAGTGTTCTACTGAATTCTATATCCACTGTTAATTTTTCTATTAACTTTTTGTCCAATAGCAATTCAGCTGAATATCTTGTGATACTTTCTGCTAGATCTTTGAGTTTGGCACTGCCGCCTGTAATAGAAATAATCATTTTTGTATCAAATCGTAAGTGTTGGCAATTTCTCTAGCTAATGTTTGAATATCATTTATTAAAAATTTTAACTGCTCTTCGGACACTGTGCAAGGTGTTTCATTGATCAATCGGTTTAATTCCAGAGACTTTTCATACATGGCTTGTACTTTTTTAATCACAAGATTGTAGGTTGTCTGCATCATTATAATATAACAGGATTGCTCACACAAGTCAAACAGTGTAGGGCCAAAAAAAGCCACAGTTTATGCGACTTTTTGCTGTGGATTATTTTATTTTTGGAAATAGTGCGTCTGTGCAAAATAATTCCACGTCTGCTTCTGCCAAACCTAAACTTTTCATCACTCTGGGTGTGTGTGGATTCTGTTGTTGATTATGGCAATAATAGTTTTGTGCCTCAATGGTATCTGCTTCCTTCACTGTGTGAGCATATTGTCCTATGCTGTCAAAATACACTTTTAGGTTGTTCACTGCAAGATTCACAATGGTGCTGGCTTCTTCGTCTGTTTGCACATTGCCTGCGGCAATCATGCTGCCTGAAAATATATTCAGTGCCCACTCTGGTAGTTTTCTTTTTTTAGAAGGAATGAACTCTGCCACTGCTTGGTGATACCATTCTATCAAAGGATGTTGATCACCACCTGAGCTGCGTGAAAAGTCATGAAATGCGCCAGTCATTTTGTGTTCTCCAGCGATCACATCGAATCCATAGATAGGACCATTGTTGTGCAAATGTGGAAATACACACACATGCATCATCCAAAGGCCTTTGCTTTGTCTAGCATCTACCACGTCTATATGACAACGACGACAGTGTTCAGTTTCCCACACTCTATTGATCCAACCATTTTCAGGTTGATTAAATCTGCTCATGCCGGGCTCTTGAATCTCTTTGCCGCGTGAATTGAATTCTGTGATGATATTATTCTGACATGCAATCAAGGTATCCCAAATGAAACTCATGTTAATATTCTTCTCGG